TTTTAAGACAGCTTTAACTTCACTTAATAAATATTCGGCTTCGCTTTTATCGAGATCTTGTAGTACTTTATCACTACTAAAATCATTGATTTTTTCTTTTGGTCTTTCCATTTTATCAGCAAAGTAACCTTCTATAGAAAAGCCTTTGACTTTACCGGTTTTTACAAACTCTTGCCAAATTTTATCGTTATTAACTTTAACTGCACCAACCCAGGTTCCCAACGGAAGATCCATGCCATACTTTACAGATTTGTCATGTACTTTATCTTCTACAAGCCAAGACTCAACCAGGCTCAACCCGTTTAACTCGTACTGATGTTCTAGCGTCGAATTGTTTTGTTTACCTTGCATCAGGTACATTTGAGAAGCTTTCAGGACAGTATCTTTAGAAAAATATATGTAATACTCATCTTCACCGTTACGTCTATAAATGGGCTTGTTTGGTATAAGTAAAGCTCCCATCAAAATGCGCTTTTCCTTATCTATCTCAGCTAACTTAAATTCCTGTGATTTTAAGGCTATAAAATCTTCTTCTATAGCAGGGTTTTCTACCACGCTAATAGCTTCAATACCTATTTCCTGATCTTCGTCTAAAACTAGTTCAACTATTCTCATACTAATATATAAATTAATTTATTTTTTTTGTATTTACAATGTTGCTCCTTCAACTATGTTATTTTCAAGGCTCTGAGCGGTTGTAACGTCATTAGCTACAACAAAGGCTTGAATTGGTTGCTGAGTCTGTCCTCCTATCGCGTCGGCTAATTGGTTTGTATCACTTGCGCCAACAATGTTAAAGGATGGTGGCAGTGATTGTGAACTAGAAACAGAAGGAGTAGAAACAGAAGAACTAGCAGAACCAGAAGCTTTAGTCTTACTTACAGCTTTTTTAACACTACTAATAATTGAAAGTCCCTGACCTATTGCAGCAGCTATAGTAATTATGTTTTGTGGAAAACCAATTTTAGAACTTTCAGAAACATTTTGTGCAGCATCAACCCCAGCACTTGCAACAGCTTGAGTTCCCTTAAAAGTAATTTTTTTAAGATCCATTATAGTTTCTTTCAAAGCTAAGGCTTGTTTAGCTATTAATAAGGCTTTCCCTACTCCAGTTTCTGCACCAGCAATAGATATAATTGCATCTAAAGCTTGTTGTTTACCTTCTATTCTTTTCTTTTCAAGCTCTAACTCTGCTTCTGTTTTAGCTGTTTTTTTCTCTAAATCTTCCGCATCAAAACCGTCATTCATCTCTTTTAATTTAGTTTGATAGTCTTGCTGAGCAATTAACAACAGCTCGTTTTTTTGTGTCTCGTCTGTAACTTGTCTGTCTATTAATTCTTTTTGCTCTAAGTATTGTTGTTTAAGTTCCTCTCTTTCTATATCTCTTTCGCTTTTACCAATTAAAGCAAGTTCGTTTTGTAGATCTTTTTGTTCTCTAAGTAAAGAGTTTGCGTTTGTTTGTTGCTCACTTCTAAAACCTGTGATTTGCGCTTCAATAGCTGCTTGTTCGTTAAGTGCCTCTTGATAGGCTTTTTGTAACTCTATATTGTCTTTGTTTTTAGAAAGCTCAGCAGCAGCGGCAGCAACAGCAATAGCAGCATTTTTTTTCATTGCTTTTTCTTGCTCATCTAAAACTTCAGCAAGTTCCTCGTTGGCCTTTATACGTTCCTCAATGTTTTTGCTTTCATCGTCTCTTACTTGTCTTAATTGTTCTGCTTGCCTGTCAAATTTCTCTATTAAGCCCTGGTTTATAACAGCAGCTAATTCGGCTTGTTTTTTAAGTTCTACATTTGCCTTTGCTTGTATTTTTGCATTGCTGATACTTATTTTACCAAATTCGTCTCCAGCAACTTTACCAATATTTACAACCTCATCAACAGCCTCACTAATATTTTCAACTATATTTTTACCAGCATTAATTGCATCTAATCCGACCTCTCTAATATCTTTACCAGTTTGTTTTATATTAGCCCTTAATTGTTTTATTGTTTCGGGGTCTTTATCACCAAAAAAGGACTCTTCCCAACCTAACTGAGCTGTTTGTATGGCTAATTTAATACCATAAAAAGCTAGTTTAAAAGGAGTTAAAGCTATTTTGATAATACTGCCTAAAACTTCGCCAAGAGCGTCAAAGTTTTCTGAGCTCTTAGCTACTGACTCATAAACATTAATAACGGCTGTAACAACTTGATTAGCTACAATAGAGAAAGTTTCAAACGCTGTTGAAAAAACATCTACAACTTTTTGGTTTTGGCTAAATATTTCTTTTAAAGATACAAAAGCCGAAATAACTAAACCAATACCAGCGGCTTTTATGGCTACTCCTAATCCTTTAAAGCCCTTACTAATTAAGCCTACCCCCTTACTTGCTTTTTTACCTCCCTTACTAAAGCCGCTTGTAAAACCTGAGTTAGATTTATTAACGTCTTTGACTTCTTTATTTACACTCTCTATTGATTTCTCTAAGTCTTTTACTTCCTTTTGACCTTGTTTAGTATTAACCTCTATATTAACTGTTTTTACTATTCCCATTTTATCTCTTGTTTAAGTGCTTTGTATCCCTCTTTTAGTGTTGTAGGCAGTTTGTGTTTGCCTTGTGCTACGCGAATATTTTCTGTTTCTCCGTTCGCGTGTTTTAGTAAGTCTAGTATTAGTTTTATCATTTCTCTAAATTAGTCTGTTGTTGCAAAAATTATAGTGTCTTGTGAATAGGCTACAGTGCTACTAATAGTGTACTTTACTCTTATTGCTAGTTTATATGTAACACCGCTTGTAAGTCCTGTGTAAATTACACTTATTTTGTCGTTTGCTAAAGTCTGCCCAAAAACATCATCCTTGTAAACATCATACCCAGTAATATTATTTGCAACTGGATCTGCTAAAGGCGTCCATCCTATCGTTATACTTGTAGTGTTTTTAGATGTTACACTTATAGAAGAAAGTCTCTCTAGTGCATCTGTTTGGCTGTTGGCTATCCCTGTAACACTCTGAGTTAAACTGTAAAGCTCAAGGCTGCTTTTATTAGTCAGTAGGTTTGTTTTTATAGAGTTGATTCGGTAGACTTTGTTGCCTATTATAAATCTGTCACTTAGGTTGTAACTTAAAATAATATGCAAAGGCAAATAGGCCTCTAGTTTTTTAATTCTTGCTTGTCTATCAAAAACACTAATAATATAATTAATGTAGTATTTCCTTAAAAGGTTTGTCCCTTTTGCCTCTTGAAAAAACTCATCTGCTTCAACCCCAAAATTTAAAGCCGCTGAAGCTGCACCAACAGCACCGCTCTGTACTAATACTTGACTAGGTCTGTTGTAGGTTGTTATGTTTGTATTGCTACCAGCGGAATTATCAAAAACAAAAGTGTCGCTTGTTGATTGACTTGCTATATACATAAGCAGCGGTTTACCAATAGTAGCGTTAAAGTCTTTGTCTAAAAAAGCCCCTTGGCATATTGTACTAAGAGTTCCATCATTATCGTTTGACAATCTCTCAAACATCATTTTTTCAAAATCAGGCTCAATCTTATATTCTGAACCGTCTACGTTAAGTGAGTTAAATTGTGAGTTTTCTGGGCTGTAGTCTTCGCCAGCAAAATTAACCCCTTGCAGTTCGTCAGACTTTTGTACTAGAAATGTTTTTTTGCTTTTAAAATTAAAGTCTATGTTTTTGAATTGTAAGACTTTTGCTATGTCGCTTTTTGTAACGTCTGTGTATTTTGTTATGTCGTAATTTACTCCCTCACTATAAAAGTCATCTAAAGGCAAAACCCTTATTTTATTGTCTTGTTTAAAAGCTACTAGATTAAAAAGTTTAAATATGTTTGTAAGAAAGTCTATAGCTTTCATTTTCGGCATATGTCTGCCTATTACTATTTTATTTGCTATTGCTAGACTGTCACTTTCGTACGTATCGTTTATACCAGCCAAAACAGAGACTACACTAACTCTGTAAAGCGTTAAGTTTAAAGTGTCAGTTGATGTGATAATAGACCTAAAAGCAACAGTAGCAAAAAAGCCTACGTTGATTGTGTAGCTAAATGTATAACTTGTGCTGCCCGTGTTGTTGGGGCTGTCAATAAGTACGTTACCTGTAAGTCCCTCTACTCTTATGTCAAAATTGTTAGCCGCAGAGGCGGTCTGGATTGAAAATGTAACTAGAATAGTAGGGCTTAGTTCTGGAAAAAGTGAATTGCCCTCAACAAAATACGGCCTATTGTCTGTGCCTATAGCAGTAAACCCAGGATCTTCGGGTCTGTAAAAAACATCTTCTAAAATAGTTTGCCCACCGCCCTCAGTAGCATTTGACATAAACCCTTTTTCTCTGTGCATCCACATATAAATACGGTTAAAGTCCTCGGTGTTAAAAAAGTCTCCTGTAAACTCTATCTCTCTAAAGGTGGTTTCTATCGCATCTATTATTTTTCGGATTTTTATAGCTGGCTTTATGTCTGTAAAATTTAAAAGCGTTGGTGCTTGTTCGTTGCTTTTATAACCAGCATTTGTAAAGCGCATATTTTTGGTGTGCGTAATAAGTGGGTAAGAAACATCTAAATTGTCTGTTGTAAATTTAGTCAGTACGTTTGCCCTTGTGTAGTCAAAGTCTAAACTTGGGTCGTAGGTAAGGCCGCTTAACATTGTCTCTCCTAAGATGTCTTTTAGTTCTACGGTATCGCCAAAAAAAACCAACTTGTAAGAGTGTGGCTTATTGTCCTTCATTGATACGCTGTTAAGTCTTATTTTGCCTTTTTTATAGTCTGTGCCGTTTAGTTTTATAAGCGCATCTACTTTGTATCTAGCATCGAAGCTGTTAGTTATATCGCTATCCTCGTAGTGTCTAAATATTTTGGAGTTGTGCTTTGAGGCTGGTACGTTAAACTGCTGCGAGAAAGGTGTAAATATTTTACCTATGTCTTTGACGTTTTTTATTGAGTCTGTTATTGTTACACTCTCATCCTCAAACAAGTCTAAGCGTTTAAAATCACTTTTGACAATATAAGACTCCCCAGCAGTAAATATATCCGCGCTAAGTCCTAAAGTAGTTGCAGCTACAGAGGTAACAAAAGCCTCCGTCTTGTCTGTTAGGTTTACAGCAACAAAACCAACTTGCACCCCAGTTGTGAAGTCCTTTGAGCCGTCTACTAAGTTATTACTAGAAGTGCTTGTAGAACTGCCGTAATATCTTAAACCGTTTCTTATATATAGTTCAATTATCTGCATTAACGGACATTATTAATAGTGTCAAAAGCAAACTCTATCTCTATTGTGTAGTTTATAATTTTATCATTTAGTTGAGTCTTGTAAGCAAAAGAACTGCTAGTGACTTTTATAGGCAAAGTCTTAGAGTCTATCTCTATCCAGCAGTCCTCGCTTAATTGCATCTCTTTAAAGACATCATTGTAAGCCTCTGGATAATAACCAGTGTTTAAGGTTAGTTTCTCCTTACCGTTTTTTGTTAGCGTTTTGTTTTGGTGTTTACTTATGTTGTAACTCGCTGCGCTTATTATGTTCTTTTTAAAGTCCTCTGTCTTTGTTGTTAGGGCTTCGTTTGAGCGTTTAAAAAACCATATGTCTTGCAGTGTTCCGTATTTGTTTATGAAAGTTATTTTAAGGGGTGTGAATTTACACTCTTCCTCGTTTGTTACCGTTAGCTTTGTAACCCCCAAAGAACTATCTACAAGTATTGTGTCGAAGTCGAACAAGGTAAACTCCTTAGAGAAATTAGTAAGACAGTCACTGCCCTCAAATATACCGCCGTCTTGTATCACTCTGTCCTCAAACTCGTCTGAACCGTTTATACCGCTTGTGACGTATTTAATTTGTGTGCTGCTGTTTGTTGTAGAGGTTATCTCTTCTGTATAAACTTGAGTCCCATTTTTAAGATACGTTACTCTAGTTGCTAAAGACCTATCTACAGCAATAACCGCTGGGGCGTCATCTAGCTTGACAATCTTTGTGTTTGATTGTAATACCGCTTTGTTGTTTATGTAAGATGTAGTTGCAGCACTTGTATCGGAGTTAAGAGTATTGTTTTGTACTCCGTCCTCAAAAAAGCCGTAGCCGTAAAAACCTTTAAGCTGTGTGAAGCTGGTTGCAGACCCTACGGTGGTTTGTATTGTGTTTGTTGTTCTGTAGACTACCCAAAAAATTGAGGTGCTGTAATCTCCGTCAAACTCGTTATCAAAATAGTCCCTTACAAGTTCTGCTATTTCAAATGTACATACGTTATTGACTGCAAAAGAATTTAGGGTATAAGTGGCCGCTGTTGGTCTGCTGCTTGTTTGAGTGCCTGTATATATAAATAATTCTAATTGACAGCTTGTAAGGTTTGTTGCTGTGATTGAAATATAAAACGGACTTCTTACGTTAATCTTGCTCATTTGTTTATGTTTACTTGTATCTGTTTCTCTAGTCCTATTGAATAGGCCTCTACTAATTCGTCTGGCAGTCTTTTAAAAGCAGCCTCAAAAGGCTTTGTAAAAAACATACTTGGTCTTGTTCCTGTTTGGTATATGCTTCTAGTAATTATAAAACCAGTTTGCTCGTAGCTTAAAAACCTTCCGCTTTTTTTGTCTCTAAATTGTATCCCTCTTCGTCTTACCCATTTGTCTATACTTTTTGTGAGGCCACCTTTTTGACCGCTACCAGTCCCAAACTTAAACGGACTGTTAGGTGCTTTACTACTTGAGGACTTACCTTTGACTCCTTTGTCTTTAAACTTCCAATAGTCTTCCATTTTAAACGCTAGAGACATTGTGCTTCCCTTTTGGCCTACATTGAAG